TAGACTAATCTTCGCCAATTGGCGACCTTGAAGGTGTGCGTTAAATGCGACAATGCACCTCTCGATTATTTTATTTTTGTCGGCTTTGGACTTCTTTGGCATCAGGGATAGTGACCTGTTTAGTGCAATAACTGGAGATCCAGAGCTGATGTTGATCATGTGGCTTGATTGCTCGTGAAAGTTGGCCATCGATTCTGGCCATCTTCTCGCGGCCATATAGTAGAACGCTCCCCATACACTTGGGACGACGATATGTTTCATCGCGTCAGCCGCTTTTGCAGCTCGCTCAAAGTTGTCATAATCGCCGTCGATTATCGATTTAACCTCAACATGACTCATCGATCGATCCCACGTTGTGCCAGAATCATAGTTGGCGATCGCTCGTACGACGGAGGGAATCACAGTGGCGTACTTCATGCCCTCGACCCTCATCGCATCTGATGCGCTTCTGGGAAGCCCGGCGTCTATCGTCTCAAATACACCGCGCTCATGAGGGATACCGAAAATAACAACAGTCTCGATTGATTTTCCGCTCAGAACAATAGCTTCCAATCGATGTTGTCCGTCGAGAACAATGCCTCGGTCTGATATTTTAATGCTCTCACCGTTCAACCTCCAGAGACCAGCATTGATGTCTCGGACATATTTGTTGATTCGATCCTTGCTGAGTTTTCGGTTCCCAGTGTTGTGCATCAGCCAAAGCTTGGCTCGTTCTGGATTGACTGTAATGACCTCGGAATTAATCATATACGCTTCTTTCTAATTTAGTTTGATTTCTAAGTTGTGGGGCGGTTTCCCGCCCCGTTGGTTTGGTTTAAAAAATTATCCAATCTTGTCTAACATTCTGGTTCGGGAAATCGGGGATGAAGAAATGGCACTTGTATGCGTGCTCAATTTTCGAATGTATTTCCTTCAACTTGAGCCTTGCATCACAAGGACCAGTTGCCAAAAATTCTCCCTCATCCAACAAATCGCAGTAATTACCCCAGCGATTTGTGATTGGGGTGTGTCCGATTTGGGACCAAATTTTGTAATCAACTTTGTATTTCATTTCGTTGTTTTTCGTTTCTTTTTAATTTGCGGGTCGGTTTCCCGCCTGACACCAAAACATATACGCTCTCATGCGTATCATTTCAACAATTATTTTCAATTATTTTCGCTTACTAGGCAGGCTTGACAAACAATGTTAGGTGAGTCTAACTTTCGACAGGCTCCCGAGGCCAACAAAAACCGTTGTCTGAGCGAACGCAAAACGCTCTGCCCGGCCACCTGCAGCCGTAAAACCGCATGTCAGAAAAAACCGAAACAGCCGAGGCCAGCCAGCCCTCGGAGGCAGAAATTGTAGTTGGCGGCATGGACGCTCTCCGTAATGCGCTCAAGGACAGCTTGAGCCCCCAGACCGAGAGGCTACCTGAGACAGAGGAACCACAAGTTCCTGACGACCCTCAGCCTGAAGCGCAGCCAGAAGTTGAGGAAGTTCAGGAGGAGACGGACTCTGAGCACAATGGGTACCAGAAGCGTATTAACCGTTTGACAGCTCAAAAAAAAGAGCTGGAGGAGCGGCTACTGGCATTAGAAGAAAGTCAGAAAACGCTACAACTGGAATCGAAGAAACTGCAGCAAACTGACAGTGAGTCGAACATCTCCGATCTGGTCATGCAGGCCCGAACTGAAGATGACCTTGACCGACTGGAGGACGAAGCCCTCTCGGCTGAGAGGTGGGCCAAACGAGCACTAGCCAGATACAGGAGAGATCCTGATCAGGTCGAGAGGGAGATCGAAAAACGAATCGATTCCATCCCAGAAGATCCTGAGGCTTGGCTGGAGGATTTAGCCCTTAATGCTGAGTTCTCGCGTGAGTCTGACATTCCGAAACGGAGAAAACAGATTCTGCAGAACGCACGCAGCTTCGAGTTTGCAGCAACAAAATACCCTTGGCTGAGAGATGAAGAAAGTCCAGCTCGAGCGTGGGTTGAACAGGTTAAAGAATCGAACCCCGGGATCAGAAACCTCCCAGATGTCGATCTCTATTTGGCCAGAGCTCTAGTCGGTTTTTACATCGAACAAGAGCAGGCTCAGAAAAAGCCAGCGGCCAAACCGAGAACCCCTGAACCCACACGTCAGCCCGGAGCCCCATCGTCCCAGAAGACCGAATTATCGGACTCTGCGAGACGAATCGAACAGGCTAAATCGGATGTCTTCAAAACCGGATCAAGAAGTGGGCTAAAGGATTTTATTAAAGCTGCGATGATAAACTAACGAAAAACTGATATGGCAGGATTATTTGAAATCAATCAGATCGGCAAGCGCGAAGACTTGCTTGATCTGCTCACACGAGTTGACGAGAAGGCAACGCCCTTCATGAGTTTGGTCAATAAAGGGGCTACTCCCCGGAACACATACATCGAGTGGCCAGTTGACATATATGACGCCCCATCTCTGGGCGGAACTGTTGACGGCTCCGATGTCTCGAGCTACGAGAACCATGCTGCGAACCGAGCCCTGCTGAGCTCTTATCTGCAGACATTCCGCCGCACCGCACAGGTCTCCCGCCTCGCACAAGAGGTGTCAGACGTGGCAGGTGTGTCCGATGAAATCGCCGAAGCAATCGCCAAAAAAGGCGTTGAACTTCTTCGCGACATGGAAGCAACATGTTTGTCCGATCAGGAGCATCAGGCCGATGATGGCAGTGACCCATACCTGCTGCGCGGCCTCGGCGTGTGGATTCGTGATACCGCCAACATCGCAGCTCAAACGTCTCATCAGGTTCCTGCTGCCTATCGCCCTGCTGCAGGTCAGTATATCACCACAGCTACTGCGTCTCTGACCGAGACCAGTATCCAGTCCCTGCTGCAGACCATCTGGTCATCCACAGGGATGATGGGTGACTACAAACTGCTCTGTGACGCCACCCTGCGACGAGCATTCACCGATTTCACGCGCACCATCGCAACTGCTGGATACTCTTCCCGCAATTTCGATTTCGCTGGTGACGCGAAAAAGGTCAGCAATAGCACCACTATTTTCGAGGGTGACTTCGGAACTGTAGAGGTCATCGCTGACAACTTCATCGGCTACAATGCTGCTGGAACCAGCCAGACCGCTGGTCGTGGTTATTTGTTGGACATGGACAAAATCGACTTGCGGATCAACAAAAACCCAGCCGTCGAGAAATTTGAAGATCGTGGTGGTGGTGAGCGGTTCTTGATCGAAGCTCGCGCAGCTCTTCAGGTCCGCAACCCAATCGGATTGGCTCAGTTCAACCCATAAGAATAGGAGATATTAGATATGCAAGTTAATGCACTACCTACAGAAGGACAGGCCAAGCTGAATGCGACCCACGAAGTCGTGATCACCCACGAGGACCTGACTGCAGCATCAACCACTCAGACCCTAACCGTCAACATTCCTGCTGGCAGCTGGGTTAAGAGCGGATGCCATATACTCGCAGAGCAATTCGTGTCCCCGTCGTCAACTTCCTTGACCTACACGGCTGGAGACGACTCGGACTCTGATTTGTTTATGACCGCTACTCAGATCGATGCAGCTCACGCTTCAACCATTGACTACAAAGCTCCAACACCGGGTTCAGGTGCTGCAGCAGTAGGCACTGGGAAGATCTATACTACAGCAGACACCGTTGACATTGCACTGACCGGATCACACAACCTGAACACGTTCACTGCTGGTAAACTGCGACTGTTTATGTCGATCATCGACCTAGATACTGTCAGCTAACACTTTGCTGGCCGACCCCAGCAATTCGCACCTCGGGACCGAGTGGGTCACTCTGTGGCCCACTCCACCCCGGGTAAAACTTTAAACATATATGTCAGACTATACCGAGGCAGTTAAGGAGGCTCTAGCGAACAAATACAATAGCTCCCGCGAGGAGATATTGGCTAGAGCAGAACAACGTCAGCGCGAACTCGCCCGAGACAACCAGTCTCGCAGGAGCGTTGACGGAATTGGTCGAGCCACCATGGAGGTAGACAATAAGGTCTATCAGGAGTGGGTCAGGAAGGAAGGTAAGGAGATCTGGAAAGATCCCAGCTTCCGAAAATACATTGCTGACAAAAACCCTGACTTAAAAGTCAAAAGCGGCGGCACTGGAAAAATACAAGTAGGCTATGGCTCGTGATCCGCTCAATTATAATCAAGTACTCGGTCAGATATTGAATCTGGCAGGGATAGACAGGGCCACTCTGCCAACGCTGGAGTGGAACCTGTTCAGAGACTTCACAAGCAGGCGGATCAAGTTTGCGTGGCAGGCGGCCAAGTGGCCAGAGGTCACAGTAACAGAGTCAAGAACGGTCACCCAGACAGGAGGCGATGAAGGAAACTACATTGACCTCAAACAATCAGGGCAGACTGAAATAGGGGAAGTTTTCTCTGTCTGGAATAAGTCACCGAAATCGAACCAGAATCAGGACGACCTGACATGGTACCTCAGTGAGAACGGAATCCAGATCGCAGAGTCAAACGCTACAGTGTGGATCTGGTTTCGCAAATCACCACCATCATTGACAGGGAACCTGTATAGCAGCTCCAGTTCTTATGCAGTCGGTGATCAGGTTTACGACAACACTCAGGGACAATTTTATACCGCCAACCAGCCAGTGGCTGCTGGCAGCAACAGCCCAACAGATCAGCCGAGCTACTGGGATCTAGTTTCGATCCCGGTGATCTTCTTCGACTATTTAGTGCGGGGCTCTTACTCGGATTATCTCAGGCACAACGGTGAGCTTGATCGAGCCAGAGTCGCAGAGGCAGATGCTAGAGACGTTTTAGATCACGAGCTCTTAAAGCTTCACACACAGCAGGGACAAACAACCCGAATACAGGTAGCAGGATATTAATTATGGCAGGAGCATCTTTAATCACTGGCGTAGACCAGAACAATGAATACCGCACGGTGCGTGTAGGTGAAGACGGGACCTTAGGGTCTGACAGCGGAACATACCAAAACGGAGCGGGAACAATTGTTGGCAACTTTAGCTGGATATACGCTCACGTAGCGACAGTTCTTGGGAGTGTTGCTTCGGGCGGTCTAGGCACAATCACGAACGTGAACATGCAGGCCGGGTCCTACTGGCGTTGCTGCAGAGCATCGTCGATCACAGTGACAACTGGGGAAATCACAGCATACGATGTATGATGATTGGATTCGGTATAGGTTTACCAACAGTTGTCACCGCAGGCGGCGACAATGTCACCGAAGCGACACTGCTTGTCGATGACAGTGGCAGCTTCCTGTTCACAGACGATAATGAATACATTTTAACGCTTCAGCTTGAAGCCCCTGACCCTGAATAAATATGGCCACCACAAGAATTAAAGACCTCTCAAAAACAGCAACAACTGTCGCGAGTGACGCAAACATAGTTATAGACGGATCTTCTAACGGGACCCAGAAAATCACCCGTGATAACTTCCGTCAAGACACCGCAGACGCTTTCGTAGCGGCTCCTTCCACTTACAAATTAGCCCCGCTCAATGGGGTCAACAAAATTGACGCCACCTACCTGCCCACCTCCGGTGACACGCCAAAAGGGGAGTGGAATGCCAGCAGTAACTCACCTGCCTTGGCAGACGGGTCTGGTGTGGCCGGGGATTATTACGATGTGACCACTGCTGGCACTCAAAACCTCGGGTCTGGTTCTATCACTTTCACCGTTGGTGACGTGGTGAAATACAACGGATCAACTTGGTTCAAGATTGATTCTGTCGCCAACATTCTGGACGGATCAGCAACAGCAGCCGATGGCCGATCAACTCTCTCAGTCAACTCCAAAGACGAGGACGCACAGGCTAATGCGTTGAAGACCACGGCACCTGCTTTGTATTTTAACGGGACATCTTCACTGATTACGGTGGCAGATGATGACAAGCTGACATTTTCTACCCTGACTGAGTTTGGAACAACAACAGAGACCACGTTGTGGTCACCAGAGGACAACACTCCAGCCTTAACTGATGGAACCGGAACACTGAACCAGCACTACAAAATTGATGCTGACGGAACCGTGGTGCAGGGTGGCTCCACTCTCAGCATTATTAACGGGGCATCCGTGACCGCTGGTCAGGTTGTTTACTATGACGGTTCTGTATGGCGAGTTAAGGACTGTGACGATTTGCCCTTCGCTGTTTCGGCATTTGTAAAAATGACGGACGCCAGCAATTTTACGCCCATATCAAAAATAGGGACAACCGCTTCCTTGAGAGAGTGGGTTGCGTCGGTGTCGGCCGCTGATAAATTGCGTTTATACGTTCAAGATACTGCGGGGAATTACGCATACAGAGAGTCTACCACCACGCTAACCTCCTATGAAGGCAGTTGGATACATCTGGTGTGGGTTTATCAGGGTGCGGGGCCGAATTCGTCAAACTCATTTTCATCGTCAATGGACGGTGTGGTTTTGTATCTAAACGGACAACCACTAAGTCTTGATGCGGCGGTGTATTTTGGCACCTACCTCGGCATGTCCAATACCTCGCAGCCTGTGCGAATTGGTCTCCAGTCCACCACCTATTCAAAAGGCCAAATCCGAGGCGTCAAAATTTTCAATCGTTCTCTCACGGCCACCGAAATCGCCGAGCTTGCTCGCGGCAATGATTTGGGATTTGCAGATGAGTGGGCAAATGACACTGAATTAGTGACTAATGGTGATTTCGCGAGTGGGGCAAATTGGGTGGCTCAATCGGATTGGAGTATAGGGTCAGGGGTTGCTACTACAACAGGTGTTGCCTCCGATTATTTATACGCAGCGACACCAGTTAGCATAGTTGGCAAACGCCACAGACTTACTGCTGATTTTGTGAGGACGAGCGGGAGCGGTAGCATTGTCGCTGAATACTTCGATGGGTCATTTGTGAACATCGCTATCAATTCCTCGGATGCGAGCGGAAAACTTGTGGGAGAGTTTATAGCACCTGAAAACGGAAATATCTATTTTAGAGCTACTTCAGGTTGGGCGGGAACAATTGACAATGTGTCAGTTACCCAAATCGGAACACTCGCAGACTTCCGCAGCGAGGACTACAACGAATCAGCGAGCAAACTACTGGACAGAAGCTCGAATAATTTCGTTGGCGTCGGAACATCAGTCACACTAACCGGAAATCAAAGGCACATCTCAGCCGACACAATCGACTTGAAAAACCTACCAACATCATCCGCAGGATTGAGTGCTGGTGAGGTGTGGAGTAATAGCGGTGTTTTGACTGTCGTTTAATATATAATTTAGAAACATACTATGGACCCAAAAATCACATACTTACGAAGCCAAATCGCTGGCATTGACTCACAGCTCGCAGCTGATAACGGCAAAAGCACCATCATTCAACTGCTCGGCAAAGCTAAGTCTCTGCTGGCAGCTCGGGAGGAATTGTCGGAACCAGTTAACCGTGCCAACACCGAGGCACTGCTCACGCAGGTTGTCGCCGCTGTCAATGCATACAACGCTGCCAACCAAATCGCGATGGATTCGGTCGATGATATTCTGGCGGGATTTGACGCTGCTGTTGTGCCAGCCGATGAGCCAGCACCTGCCGATGGTGCTGCACCAGCCGATGAGCCTGCAATAGTCGAATAGCATATGACTGTCGAGCGATCCGGCGAAAAGTTTAAGGGCTATAACAAGCCCAAACGAACTCCATCTCACCCGAAGAAGTCACACGCAGTGCTGGCCAAGTCGGGTGATCAAGTCAAACTTATTCGCTTCGGTCAGCAGGGTGTGTCTGGGGCTGGGAAGTCGCCAAAGACTGCAAGCGAAAAAGCGCGTCGAAAGTCGTTCAAAGCGCGTCACGCTAAGAATATTTCAAAAGGAAAAATGAGTGCTGCCTTTTGGGCAGACAAAGTGAAATGGTAAGATTATGCCGAAGGTCGGATCTAAACATTATCCGTATACGAAAGCAGGGAAAGCTGCTGCGAAAAAGGCTCGCGCCAAACAAAAACGCAAGGGTAAGAAGTGAACTTCGATGATCTGAAAGTGGGATTTGCAGCCGTTGCTGGATTGCTCAATTGGGCCGTCAACATCGACGTAGTCTTGCAGCTCGCGATCAGTGTGGCCTCTTTGATCTACATCAGTCTCAAAATCCGACAGCTACTCGCAAAATGAAACCGCTATCTGTTGCAGTCTTGATTGTCCTAGTGACTGGGTGCAAGCAGCTCGACTCGCTGGGCAATGCTATCTACGATCCAATTGTGACTACCAACATCGTCGCTACACCAAGCGGCAACTACCCTGTCGTCTCGACAAACGGCTGGGTGTTGAACCCTTCGATCAGGGGAGGCATACAGGTAGCCGGGGATGTTGCCCCGTTTCCATGGGCAGGGCTAGCAGCCAACGCTCTGATCGCAGCTCTCGGGGTAGGAGCGCATCTGCGCGGAAGACAATGGAAGAAGGCAGCAGTCAGCGGTGTGTCCGCTGCCCAGACCTTCAAACGGGAGCTCAAGCAGCTCGATGCTACGAAGGCTCAGAGCGTGAAGGAGTCGGTCATACGTGAACAAAGAACCTCTGGCACCAAAAACATTATCGAAAATATTCTTAACAGGATCTGAGCGAATTCTATAATGACTGGATGAGGTCTAATCGAGGTGTGATACGAGGCGTGGTGGATGGGTATAGCAGCTACTCGCTGCATCTCATTCGCGTCATAGAGGGTCTGACAGAGTTGGGCCGCGACATTAACTGCTGGCCCGTCAGCAGCGAGAGAGGCAAGGCTCCGATCCCAAGAGTGGTGTTGGAGTCTATTGTGCATAAAGAGCAGCGAGAGGACTGGGAGATGATTATACACTGCCCGTCCTATGGTCTGTCAGGTAAGAAGCGGGTGGTCTATAATACTATGTGGGAAACCACCCAGCTTCATAAAGAGGCGGTTCTAAATCTGAATCAGGCTGATCTAATTGTTGTTCCAAGTGACTTCAATTTGTGCCTGTTCAATGCTCAGGGTGTGAAGAGGACGATGGCAAAAGTGCCCATGGGGGTCGACACTGATGTGTTTCACTACAGGCCAAAACAGAAGAGATCCGAGTTTGTTTTTGGAGCAGCGGGCAGGACTGCAGCAGGTGGCTGCAGGAAGGGATTTGAAGACGTTCTGAGTGCATGGAAGAAGGCTTTCCCGAAGCGAGTCAAGGATGTCAGGCTGGTTGTTAAATGCTTCCCTGACGATCCGGATCTGGAGGTTGACGATGATCGCATACAGGTCTTGAGACAGTTTTGGACGAGGCGTGATCTGTCTGACTGGTATGCCAGTCTTGACTGCTTTGTCAGCGCGAGCAAGGGCGAAGGTTGGGGTCTAATGCAGCACGAAGCGATGGCGACTGGCAGACCAGTGATCGCTGTTCCATTCGGTGGTATAACAGAGTTTTTCGATGAGACTGTTGGCTACCCGGTGGACTACAAGCTGAGGCAGGCTGAGGCTCATTATGCTAACGGCGGCCTATGGGCTGTCCCTGATCCGGACAGTCTAGTCAGCAGGATGAGAGAGGTGTATAACAGTGGCGGAATCGAGAAGGCTATTAAGGCTTCAGAGAGGGGTATGAGATTTAGCTGGGCAAACAGCAACAAGATTCTCGATGCGCTCCTGAGCAAGATCGGATTTTATCAATGAGAGAGCACAGAAACTACACGCAGAACGATGACCAGCCTATCACGGCGGGCGACAATGGTTTCGTGGGTGTAGACATGAGGCAGCAGCCTCACATGCTTCCCCCGGGCATGGTTTCTGAGGCGATCAACGCTAGGTTTAGATACGGTGTGGCAGAGCCCAGACGAGGCGTCATGCCTTTGGCGTGGTTCAATCGATATGGCTTTGAGTGGCCGATAAACTGGGATGGTGGCGACATCAACTGGGGCAGACAGATCAGCGCTAACCTCGGGAATGTTTACGGAATTGGAGTCTGGAATGATCCAAACGGGGCCGACTGGATTCTGATCGTGGCCAGCGTCGAGGGGGATGCACCAAAGATATACAGAGCCCGATACGGCAACAACCTAGCCCCACTACCATGCAGCGTTCAGCTATCATCTCCCGCCAACACATACCAAAGCAAGTATTGGTTCACGCAGGCATTCGACAAAGTCATTCTATCGCGTGGCCCTGATGAGTCTCAGCTCATCATGTCGTCCATCGATGAAGGGTTTGTGGAGGCTCCTCCTTCAGCGAGTGGCCTGAACAACATCCCGAATTCAAGCTCAACACTGTTCTTCCAGAATCGCTTGTTAGTGCCTCACAAACCTTCTGGTGGGTATAAGTCAGATCATGTCGCTGTGTCAGACATCCTGTCATACACAGACTATGACGTGTTCAATAATTTTAAAATAAATCAGGGTGACTCGGATAACATTCGCCGCCTGTATAAGTGGAACGACCAGACTGTTGTCATATTTAAAGACACCAGTATCTACACTGTGTCAAACCTTGTTGGCGATTGGGAGAATAACGCAGTCCTTGATCAGGTCACAACTGAGTATGGCATTGTGGGTGCGAGATCGGTCGCAAGCGCAGGAAGCGATCTGTGGTTCCTTTCGCAACGGGGAGTGGTCAGCCTTGCACTGACGGAACAAAACAAGCTGCAGGGCGTCTCAGAACCACAGAGCACACCTGTGCAGCCAATCATTGACCGGATCGACTTCAGTGTAGCCAAAGACACGGCATCAGCGGCCTACTGGCGGAACAGATATTATCTGTCTGTCCCGATCGACGGAGGCAAGCAGAACAATGCTGTCCTTGTTTACGATTTTATAAATGGAGCGTGGGCTGGATACGATCAGGGTGATGCAATCAAGATCAAACACTTTTTTGTGGCCGACTTTCAGGGGGCCGAGCACCTCTACTACGTGGACTACGATGGTGTAGTTGGGCTGTATGAGTATGGAGAGTTGGAGGGCAGACCTATTGTTCAGGGGACCTACACATGCGACCTGATGGTCAAGGGTCACGTGAGTGATGGAACAACGGTTCAGGTGAACGATGGAACAACTATCACGGCCACTCGACGCAGGGAACTGGTTGACGACAATGATACGGAGATAATCGACGGCGGGCTCAACATAGTCGAGCCGCTCACGGTCAACACAAATGACCCAGAGAGCGGATGGCTTTGGGGTGTCGGAGACGAACAACAGGCTGATCACTGCGAGATCGCTGGGGCCAACCTTTTCTCTGGCTACACAGATGACGGTTGGAATAGTGGTGACACAACGGATTCAGACAATGGCTGTGGCATTCGCTTCGTGAGCGGATCACCGATCCTGATCAGCGTCAGAGACCCTGATGGGAACAGTGATCCATACCTCCAAGTGCTGTGCTCGGACAACATCGAAGTTGAAGACCGACCCATAGCATTCCTGATCAAGACTCGTGGTTATGGTTTCGAGGCAGGCAATCGACGAAGATTCCAGCAAGCCCAGATGTTCATCAGCACTTGGGACCCGGAATACAAGGTCACGGGGATCGTGGATGGAGTGAAGGAGGAAACAGTTATTGTGGACAACACAAGCTACACATTTCCTGACCGCACCAAATACATGACTTTTGGGATCAGTGACTGGAACATTCAAAACCTCGACGACACTCACGAGAACCCGGGCCGCGAGGACTACTCGGTCATTCTGGACAGTGACAGTGCGGACCCGGGGACTGTCCTTGGTTCTTCTGGGACACAGCTTGACTTGTACCAGTATTGGACTCACAAGCTGCGGGTAGACCGAAGGGGAGCCTATTTTCAGGTCAAGATTGAAGGGATCAATGGCAGAGTCAGGCTTCATAGCGTGACCTCTGGTTCGACTGTTGGTCAGAGACGAGAAGGAACACATTCAGGATTTTGGTAATATGCCAGACAACACACCAAACTTTGTAGTAGACGCAGTCAACGGGCCAGTCTCATCGACGACTACTACCAGAACAGAATTCATAACCGCACTGGAGCAGCTAAACTATGCTGAGGGAACCATCAGATCCATTGACGAGCTCAGTGGAACGGCTGGGCTTCTGTCAATCGACGGAAGCGGGAACGCTAGTGTCAGGTCTATTGTCGGAGCGACTGGGCTGACAGTAGCCAACGGAGACGGATCGGCCAACCCGGAGATTTCTCTTAACGAGCCTCACACTTTCCGACAATCCTTTAATGACACCAGCAGCAACACTGTGTCCGACACGAAGCTGTACAACATAATAAGCAGCGCAAGCAGTCCGTTCACGCTGCCTGTTCCTGCCTCTGGATACATCACCGTCAAAAACATAATCAACGCCACATCGAGCTTCATAACAATTCAGAGCTCAAGCTGGGGCCCTGCTGGGCTTGGTGATGTCCGAGTTAGTGCTGGCGAGACGTTGACGATCGTGAGCGACACAGCGGGTAACTGGTATCCACAGCACGTCACCGAGCACGATGTCAATCCATTCGGGGCTATCGCTGCATCTTCCGGGTCAGTAACACCAGTCAATAGCGGCGATCCTTATGCAGCACTTTCGGTGACAACTGCCACTCAGTCAAACATGACTGAGTTCGACATGCCATCCAACGGTCAACTCCGATATACGGGTGACATAGCCATCGATGCCGAGATTCAAGTTTCGCTTTCAGGATCAACAGACGGGTCCAATGTGAGCGTGTTGGCCAGCCTGTTTAAGCATGATAGTGATGCGGGGACAAATTCTCAAATCACAGCGACCGAGCAGATACATCATCACCCTAGCAACGGGCACAATAAAAACATCTCACTTATTGGGCACGTGGAGTTGGACACAAATGACTACGTTTATGTGGCAGTCAAACAGTCAACACTCACATCTGTTGCTGGGGTGAATTATACACCACTCAAATTCTACATGTCGGCATCTGGCCACAGAATCATCACCGCATAACATTATGGCACTCTCAGTTGTAGTTGGAAAAGGATACACCTTCTCTGAAGGCGAGAAGATCACATACCCGAAGCTTAACCTGCTTGGAGCCCCTGCCATCACCTTGGAGGGTTCTGTTAACTCCTCGCAGATAGCAGACGGATCTGTGACTACTGTCAAACTCGAGCAGGGGATCAACATAAACAGCAAGATCAATGATCACAATCTCAGCCTGACAAAGCTAGAGGCGGGGACTCATGGTCAGCTATTGTATTATAATGCAGACGGCGATCTCGTGAAGCTATCGCCGGGGACTGACGGACAGTTCCTGAAGACTAAAGGGGCTGGAGCGAACCCAGAGTGGTCAGCTCAGGCGGGCGTTGGGACGATTACAGTCGATCAAATATCCGCTGGCCTAGACAATCAGATCATTGTCGCTTCTGGCGGAGTCGCTTCATGGCAGTCGCAGACAAGCAACTCATACAAGCTGCATGACACCGTTGGTAAAAGCACATTCTCAACTTCATCAACTTGGTCAAGTGATGGTGTTGTAATTGCTGCAAGTCCCCCAACGACATCTCAATCATCGATTTGGTCTGACTGGAGACTTAGCGGGATCGATTACACCACTGCTATTGTAGGTGGAGGCGCATCTGGCCTGAACGATGGATTTTATTCTGACTTCAGTATCAATTCTGTCGCTATCAACGCAGCATACTCTTCCGGGATCAGCGACTTCGACACAGAGGTTAACGAGCTTTTGATCTCTGTCGAACTGCTCCCCGTAGAGGGAAGCCACGTTTCTCTCGGGGTCTTCGATGGAACAAAGTATATTCCACTGATCACGAAATGGAGTCATCAAGTCAGCGCGGTAGATCGCACTGAATTTTCTCGATCATTGATTAAAGTGCCAAGGCTTGAGAGTGGGATCATTAAGTTGAGATGGGTGATGCGTAGTGGATATGCAGCAGGCAACGGGGACAAGGCCTACTTTGAACTTATTGGTCACCGATGAATTTTGACTACTCCATAAAGAGCGACTTCCTAAGGCTGACGCACAACAATGACAAGGCGTGGGACTTTGTTCAAATGTTTGCCGAGCGTTCACATGACATTGACGACATGATCGACCTCGGGAAGGTGGAGTCTGATGAGAAGCTTATTGAGGCTGAGCTGAAGTGGATGCTGGAGCTGAGCTCCAACCCATTTTATCAGGCCCACAGTAGCTTCCTCATGCCAATAATAATTGTGAGCTGCAGTGCGTGGCTCGATGCGAACAGATGGGAGCAGTCCGAGGACGAGGTCAAGAGAGTCCACTCGGATGTTTTGAAGAGCCACTACCACGAGGTGATCTTCGCAGTCGTCTACCTATGTGGCGGGTGGAATGCGATGAGAGAGTTTAGCAAATTACACAGACAATACCAACAGGACAACTACCATGGGAATGTATAGCGCAGAGGCACCTCCGCCTCGGGATTATGGCAAGGAGACACGTGAGACACTAGAGGCTCAAATAGCTTTGGCCCCTGACCTGTTTGCTGCTGAAGCCAGTCAGGAATATGGCAGGCCAGCAGAGGCCCGCCTGAACCTGCAGGTCTTGAGGGATCTCATGCGCGGAAGCGAAGGTCAGCCCGGTTTGCTTGAGCTGTATGAGCGAGACATCATGCCCGGGCTCGCCAGAGCCGATGTGGCTGGCCTTGATGTAACTCGAGAAGGAGACATCGCCGCAGTCGAGAGACTCGGTCAGAGGGCCACTGAGGCCTTCAGGCAGGCCAATCCTGAGCAGGCTGCGTTGATGTCAGAGTTGAACAGGCAGGCACAGCAGGAACTGGCTGCAGGAGCATCTCTGCCTCCATCTATGGCCAGAGAGCTTGAGCAGCAGGTCCGAGGGGCTCAGGCTGCTCGTGGAATGGGTTTTGGTGTGTCAGACATCAGTCAGGAAGCCCTTGTCAAGGGGCTGCAGGCTGAGCAGCTACAGAGACGGCGACAGGCCTTCGCACAGCAGATGGTAGGCTTAAACGCAGCCACTGCTGCAGATCCGTTCATGGCTATTCTCGGTAGACCCGGAGTGGGTATCGCTGCTGGTCAAAGTCTCGCTGCACAAGGTCAAGGAATGGCTCCGCAGCAGGTCTTCAACCCAGAGTCAGCCTATGCTGGCAGTCTGGCCGCTGGCAACTACAATGCTGCACTTAATGCGAGCATAGCATCCGCGAATGCTCGAGCAGGAGTTGCAAGTGGAGCTATGCAGGGATTGGGCAACATGTTGAGTTTTAAGCCAATTTGCTGGGTAGCCCGTGAAGTCTACGGGTCTGAGAATCCAATGTGGCTGCTGTTCAGGCATTGGTTGCTGAACGAATCACCGGGATGGTTCAGGAATCTTTACATTAAGCACGGTCAAAGATTCGCTGGCTGGCTGTCAAAGAATGAGTGGCTCAAGCCTTCCATCAAAAAGTGGATGGACTCACGTATTAAGAAACTGATCGGATAAACTTATGCCATTTTCTCAACAAACATACACAGGACAGGGAATCGTTCAGCCTACCGAGAGATCTCGAGTTGGAGAACTTCTCGGTGCAGGTATCGCAGGGCTAGGTGCTGGAATAGGGGAAGGTATCAAGAAGTTCAGGCAAGACAAGGAGGAGGCAAAGGAACTTAGGGCCAACCTCAAGTTGTTCCGCAAGACAATTCCTGAAGAAAATCGTGAGGCTTTTGATGCCACAATTGAAGCTGGTAGTCTGGCAGATCTTAAAGGCTTGAAGCGTGGCATTCTTGAGATGGGAGCCTTGGAGCTTCAAGAACTCAAGAAGCAAGAAGCTAAAGAAGCGTTGACGGCTCAGAAGTTTGCTCGTCAAACAATGGAAGAAGAGGGGAAGATGTATCCTGATATGCTGCGAGCATTCCAGCCACAGCAGGTCCAAAGAGACTTCGGGCCAGAAATCACAGCAGCAGAAAAAAGGTTGATGCAGGCAGAGCAAGCTGGATTCAGGCCTGAGTTCAAGTTTTCTGGTGGAGAAGCTGGAGAGTTTAGGGCGGGTGCATTTTCCACGAAACCTCAAGCCGATTACACAGGCGCGACACCACGAACCCAAGATCTGCCAACATTCATTCCATTTGTAAGACGGCGCGAGACAGTGCTGCCAGACATGTCAATATCTAATGCGCTCAAGGCAGCCCAGAGTCTCCCCAGTCCTTCGGACGTGAACTATGCACCTCAGGTTGACAGTCAGCCACAACAGAGACCTTCCACACCTATGGGCCCTGAGCCAGCACTTGAGCCCTCACCAGAGGTTCAGCAGGCAGCTCGAGACTTAGACATTCTCAGAATTCAGGCTGCAGAGGGTGACACTAGGCTTGAGACCAGTCAGGAAGTGATGAGGCGTGTCTCTGAGAACATCCCTGAGCTCGCTGAAAAATACCCCACGCAAGCCAAGAACCTGTATGAGATGCTCTACCCTAAACAGGACAAGTTGACTCCATCGGATAAGATTTCCCTTATGAAGCTGGAGCGCGAGATAGGAGCCAGCACGGTCACTGGATACGGAGTTGCACCTAGTCCTGAGATCGCCAAAGACTTCAGGGAAGTTCTTATATCAGCCACTGAGGCGCAAACCGGAATCAAGCGACTTCTTGAAATCAGCGCAATGGACTCGCCTTGGGCATCGATTGATTTAAGGAGCGAAGCGCAGGTTCTTCAGGGGGCACTGCAGGGAGCTTTGCGGCGAGAGATTGTTGGACCGGGAGCCGTGACTGAGAGTGAACAACAGTTACTCAAGTCCATCATCCGCGACCCAACTAAATTCTGGTCACTGTCATCATCCAATAAAACAGCACTTGAGACATTGCTCAAGAAAGTTGAGAGGGGATTGGCTAAGCACGCAGCCCTAATCTCTTGGCAGCAGCCGTCAGGGATGCAGTCAGGTCAAGCACAGGGCCCTATGGGCAAAACTTTCACCTACGGAATGTCGGGTCAATTGGAATCACGATAATGCAGCAAATCTATCTTGAGGACTATGATGTCAATTTAGAGTTCCCAGACCAGATGTCTGAGGACAGGATCAAGGACATCATTAAGCGAGACTACCCTGAGCCAGATGAAAAGTTGGTAGCTCGATTTGAAAATCCTGAAACGCCATCGTCCTCCCTGACCCGGGAGGACTTTGTCCGTTATAAGCAGGCGCGTCCTGACATGACGTGGGGTCAGGTCCCCGGGGTTGTGGCCGAAGCTGCTGTAGACACAGCAGCGCGAATCGTTAACAACCTGCCAGATGCTGTTCGGACTTATGGCAACATATTTGATCCGGGGACATCTGCCCGAACATTTCTGGAGGGAGCAGCTCGAGGCACCTACGACACTGAGACCCTGATCCAGATGGCCAAAGGATACATCGGATCAAAGATCGATGCTTTTGGCGGAGTCAGTGAGGACGAGACGACGAATCAATACAACAATTTCGTAAAATTAAAGGAGCTCCAGAATGTTCGAGGTGCCATTGAGCGAGGTGATAAGTCGGCGTGGAACGAATATGCTGACTGGTCAGGCATGGCTGGAGCCAAGCTTGACCTCGCCAAAATAAACACTCAAGCAGCCGAGCTCACTGGTGAGTTCATCGATCCTACATTCGTTGTACCGGGCGGCAAGATCGCCTCCAAGGCAAGCCGAGCTGCTGCAAGAACACTCGGGGCTCCGGTCAGGGCAGCAGGTCGAGCAGCATCGATCGCCTCCGAATACACTGGCGGACTCATTGAGGGAGCCAAGAACAGGATTAAGGGGGCGACAGAGGTCATAGACGAGGCAACTGGTGGACTAGCTAATGTAGTGGTGCCCGGTGGCGTTGGTGCTGCTGTCGCGGGAGGTGTCGTCGGTGGAGGAACTGCAGGCCTTGTCGGGGCCGCAGTGGCAACACCGACACTGCTTGATGTCGCAGGAGGGCTTCTCACAGGTTTCGGTGAAGCAATGTCTCACACCCCAACCAGACTGGGAGGAATGGCTCGTGTGCACATGCATCAGCCTGATACGATCGCAGGCAAGCTCGCAGGAAGGCTGCAGTTCCTTGACAGACCAGTAGACTACGCAGGCAGAGCAGCAACTGGTGCAGTCATTGGTGGAGCTGTCGGTGGAGGCATCGGTCTCGCATCTGGCGGGCTCGAGGGACTCGCTCAGGGTATAGGCTCTGGCGGAGTTCTTGGTGCAGGCGGTGCCACGTTGGGAAGGGCGGTCGAAGGCTTGACTGGGGCCTCTCTGAGGAACGCTCAAGACAGTGACTACGGAAGATGGATTGAGACAAAGTCCGTTGAGGACAGGGAACGTCTGGCTGGCATCTCTAGCCGAGAAGACCGGATAGCTCGCATGGATGCTGAGCAGATCCTTCTACAGGGATCAGCCACAGTTCGTCATGTGGACCCTGACTTCGAGGTTGTGGTTAACAAAAAAAGAAGGAAGCTCGGGAAAGCTGCAGGGTTTTTGGGTGAGGAGGACGGCAAGCCTGTCGTATACCTGAACGTCAACGCAGACGCTCAGACTATGCTACATGAGACCTTTCATGCGATGGCGCGGCTGGATGGCTTCGATGCGATGGTCAGCACAATCAAGAACACGATTGGCCGCATGTATACACCAGAACAGGTGAATGATTTCATCCGCGATTACGAGAATAGGCTGAAAGCGCAGATAGACATCAGCCAAAGGTATCAAGAGAAGATGGGGGGATCTTCTCAGGCAAAGGTGGACTACATTCTCGAGGAGATGGGGGCAGAGTACTTCGCCAACTTCATCAAAGGGAAAAACAGCAACTACATCTTTTCTGGAAGCAGCTTTGCAGAAGGACTCAAAGGTGTCTTTGATCGCTTCACAAAAGGCAAACTGGATCGCTTTTATGATGCCTTCCAGAGCCCGATCTTCGACCAGCAGATCCGCCAGTCACGAAGACTTGATTCTGCTATGCGAGACCTCGTTAAGGCTCGCAGGGAAGCAGGCAGGAAGGTGGAGCTCTCCATGGACGAGCCAGTCAAGACCTATAGCGCAGTCGATTTGTCAGACGACGACACCTTCCGAGAGATGGAGGCCATGGGAGTCGCCAAGACAGACCGGAGCGGCAAGCGCGTCATCATGGGCGACTCTGAGCAGAAGAAGATCGCCAAGGAACGAGCCAGAACCATCACAAACATTCTGGATCAAGTAGGTGGCGAAGGAGGGCTGACAAGACAGCCAGACGGTAGCTACAGGGGGGCTCGCTTTAGTGCTGGCCAGCTTCAGGCTTTGTTGGATTCGCCTCTCATTAACGACACGATAAAGAAGGCTCTGGCGGAATACTCAAAGATCAATGAAGCAGATCAGTATGTGAACGTGACATACGGAGCTTCCACAATGAAGACGAAGCTCGGGAAGACGCGAGCAAAGAATCTTCCTATCAGCAATCGGAATGCGATCCTTTATGACCTAGTGATCAGCCCAATAACCGGAACGATCACAGCTCGTGTATTAGACATGAGCCTCACTGAGTCGAAGGCCAGAAGGCTTTACAATCAGACTGCGGAGATGCAGAAGATTTTCGGTTCAGAGGCTCAGATGTTCTTGGACCTGCACAGCTACATCAATGCGCTGAGATCTGGCGAGAAGAGGACCGCTGAAGTTCTGGGCTCGCAGCGTAAGAGTGACTTCCTGAACAAGATTCTCAGTGTGCGAAACGTCAAAGGAAATCCAGAGGTTCCAGAAGGCACAATGACAGCCAGACAAAGGAGGCTGTTTGAAGGCGGGAAAGATTTTCCTTGGCGCAGTTTTCGTCTGGATCGCATCGTAGCGTTGCAGCAAAAAGAAGGTAGGCCGATCGTCTCTTTCTCGGAGTCTGCATACCAGAGAGCACAGACACACTTTATGCCTGACGTAGATAAGTATGGCTACAGAATGTCTCACAGGGCTCCTGATGGAACTGATGGCGAGGGTTCCATCGACAAGATGGACACTGTCTACCCAGAAGACATCTACAGCTCAAACGGTGCTAGATATTACGGCAATGACGACTTTGAGAGCAGGAAGACTATCGAGCTTTTCAGGAGCCTGCGTGGCAAGCCTGAGGCAGAGCTGACAGTCTATCGGGCAGTGCCAAAGGGAGTCTCTGGTGTAATCAACCCGGGGGACTGGGTAACAACATCACGGAAGTATGCGGAGCTTCATGCGAATTACTTTGAGGAAACTGGTGCAGACATTCTTGAGAAGAAGGTCAAGGCCAAGGAGGTCTACTCCGAGGGCAACAGCATCTTTGAGTTTGGCTGGAACCCCAAGGCCCCCGGTGATGCAAGGTTCTCCCCGGCCAAGCTAGACACCGACCATGCCCAAGCAGTCCAGTCTGGTGACATGGAGACTGCCCAAAGATTGGTAGATGAAGCAGCCAAGAAGGCAGGGTATACCGTTGGGCCGGTTTATCATGGCACGGATTCCGAATTCACCGTTTTTGACCCAGAGGGCAATGATAGGGCATATCCTGACATTACTGAAGGATACGATTGGTCTTACTTCACTGCTGAAAAAAACAATGCCGAATTCTACGCAAATAACCCAGATTCAAGCAAAGACAACAGAGGCACCCCGAGAGTTGTGGCTGCGTTCATTAAAAGTGAAAAACCTTTAACAATTACAGCAGACACGTACAAACCATCTTCAAGCATCACTCCTTGGACGGACGCTGAAAGCATCGTTGACAGGCGTTTGGATTCCATTTCATCAGACTATGAATACGGCGAGTATGATTCGGTCAACGTGAAGGGGCCGGATGGCAGCAACATATGGCTGGTCCGCGATCCAAGTCAAATCAAGTCCGCCGACCCTGCCACCTACGACGACAATGGCATACTGGTCCCATTGTCAGAACGGTTCAATACCCAGTCTGACGACATCCGGTTCTCCCCTGCAGCAGATCGACCATCAATTGTTCAGCGGAAGCTGAATGATCCCTCCGAATCAGGAACCATATTGAACGGAGTGATCTCACTCACGCCGGGTGTGATAGCTAGGTTCAGCCCTGCCACGAATGACCCGGGCTACGACATCAAGCAGCTCGCCGGGAAGAAGGCGTTCGTAATGATGGCTGACCGCATGAAGGTTGGTGAGTACACTTCCAGATCAGGACGTGTGTTTGAGCTTCGCGGCGGACCTGATCATCCTGACTTGGCAGACAATCAAGGCACCATAGCGTGGGCCGTAGAGGGTGGGCCTATTGCGTCTCAGCTCGAAAGGGCTATCCGGCAGACTGACGGGATAGGGCTCGTAGTCCTGCAGAAGGAGGAGTCTGTTGCTGGCAACAAGACCTACTCCGAGGTCATGCTCGAGGAGTTCAAGTATGACATGCAGCAGAACCCTCAGATCAAAAAAGACCTGCCTCAGATTCTGAAGAAGGCTTCTGCTATGATCCAGAAGAAGGCCAAGGCAGAGCGATTAAAATCCAATAAACTGGAAGCTGAAAAGGCCAAAGCAAAAGGCAAGAAGTTTACTCCTAAAGCCCCGTCAAAGTGGGAGAGCTTCGAGTTCAAGTCCATTGAACACATTGAGGAAGCCTTACCAGAGATGACTTTCGGCGGCAGGAAGACGATGTGGCAGCAGGTTGCTTCTAATGACTACAAGAAGAAGTATGGTGGAATCTTTTGGAAGGACATGTATGACAAGCTCAACGCCTACAAGGATGATCAAGGATATAGGACAGGTGACATCGTAAAAGTGATTCAGTTTGATAAATCTGCCCCTACCCCAATCATCAAGCCTCAAGACTTAGGCCTCCCAGTGCATCCAGCTTATCAATACGGAGTGCTAGGGAAGTCAATATCCAACATCAAGGGCAGAATGAGTGCATTTGATTTGTTGAGAGATTCGTTCACCAATCGAATTGATGAAGAGTCAGGCATCATGAAGCCGGGGCAGCAAATAACGCCTGAGGGCAAGATCGGAGCCAGCGTCAGCAGGGTGATGGCATTGAAGGGCCTTACTGAGGAAGCAATGCAGCCTGTGCTGACTGAGACATCACTTGATCCCCGATCTTACAAGAGCCCTGTTAAGCTTGGGTCTGACTACGGTGCCGCAAGAACTAAGCAGCAGGAACAGATCCGCAGTGAAGCCAATAGGTTCTCACCTGCAGGTGAACGCATGAGTGATCTGCCATCTGGCGAAGGCCCGGTCATGCAGCGTGTGAACACTCCAGTCCTCGCTGGACAAGCGAGCAACGTGGTTAGCACCGACAGGATTAGGAAGGAGATCAGCTCAGACAAGAAATCACTAGTTGTTGAGAACACCAAACTAGATAACGGCAAGATGGTAGGGCTCCGGCTAGACATACCCACATACCAGAGGACGATGGAAAAGGGATCACCAGTGTTCCCAATCTCTGTCCACGAGAAGTGGGCTGGTAGGGCCAGCGGAAAGGCTGGCAAGATAATCGGCTACACCAACATCGCTACAGTTGAGAATCCTGTATTCATGATTAACGAGAAGGCTGCAGAAGGAATCAGGGGAGGCAAGCCGAAGACCACGATAGCTACCGTCGAAGGCTCCTACAGAAAGACAACCAGCATCCCTGATGACATAGAGAGCTGGACTCAGGTTTCAATGAACCCTCGGAGGCACAGCTATTTCTATGATCGTGAAACTGGAAGGCCAGTGGTTAGTGGCGATGTCGCGATCTCCACTGGGAACACTGTCTTTGTGAAGAACCCAGTATTCGCCTCGGCGGATCAGTTTAGGTTCTCACCTCAACGCTCCCTGAATAATCGCGGAGGAGCTATTTATACAACCGCTGAAGGCCACAGAGCGGTCCAAACCTCAAGCAGGGCAGGTGTGAGAGTGTATGGCCCCACAGGACGCCGTATCGGCCCTGTATTCCAGTCAGTAGAGGCAGCAGAGCGGCACCTGTCGCAGCAGTAAACACAAACGCCCCGCCTCCTTAAACTGTATCCAGCAGCTAGTAGAGGCGGGGCGATAGCGATGTCGTCGTACTACTGTCCAACAACCCAATAATAATCTCAATGAAACCCTAAATCCCCTCACCACAACGGATCGGGAGGGCAGGAGCAGTGTTGATCAATTTTGATTATGTGTCAATGCGATTTTCTGGCATAAATACATATGAGTAACTGTCATACTTTGGCCCTGCACTATACTCCTTCCTGATCGAGTATGGCTTGAACCCTGTTTCTTGAGCCAGAGAGATAACTTCACCAACAGGCAGCCCATACATATGAATGTAAGGGGGCTCACGCTCGCCCATCTTAACTGTTGAAGGTATGTCGGGGAGCTGGAATATTGTGGCTCGTTTTGATGCTTCCAACATTCTCCTTATTAAAACCCTTATGTCTTCATGCTTGCAGTGCTGAAGAGTTATAATTGAGTAGAATACATCAACCTCAGGGAAATCGCAGGTCACTTCTTGAAGACGCAGGTGTGGATGGTGCTTCTTGCATACCTCCATCATCTTTGGGCTAACGTCGATGCCTGTGTATTCCCTGCACAGTTTTGAAACCTGAGACCCAACACGTCCAACACCAACACCAAGTTCTGCAACCGTGCAGTCACTTAGATTTACCCCGACATTGTTAAGCTCCTTTTCGATGCCTGCCGCGCAATGAAATCCTGATCGCCAGAAATTATCGTTATCTCCGTTCCTATATTCTGGATCTGTGATAACAGCAAAATACGGGGATTCTGAAGCCCACGTATCCCAATTTTCCTTCATACTCATAATGGATTGAATTGGATTAGTGCTTCTGGACTCATGTCTGCACCTTGGTCATTTCTAGGTCTCCACGTCCCATTGCACTGATGCCACCCGATCCAGTTGTGTCGACTTCTGCGGCAAAGTGCCTCGAAAGGAATTATCCCAACGCCATTTTCTGGGTGGAATCTTCCGTTGAACTCTTCCTTTGACATATGAACCTGATGATTGTTCACAAAATCAAACCCTGTCTCACGCCTGACCAGTTTGCTGAACATGCCAACACCAGCTTCGTCGAGAAAGTCAACTGTCTTGGCGCAGTGTGATCCGCGTTCAAGCTGCCCGTAGCTCCAAGAGACCGCCTTGTCTAAAGCTTTTTTCATGATGGTCGAGTGCTTCTCGGCATAAAAAAAAGCATCGCTGACATGACCGTGAATCTCTGTTGCGAACACGTAGTTGCAACCTTCCACTGATGGGACTGGCCCGTAGTATTCGACATCGCAGTCAGAATATAGTCCACCATTCTCGTAGATCATGTGGAATCTCATGACCTGAGCCCATAGAATTTTGCTGAAACGAAACAGGTCATCAAAAGCACCGTTGCATGACTTCAGCGTAACAAGCCTTACATCAAAACTTCCCCTATTATGGCGTGCGAACGAGGACATATTAACTGCCCAGTGTCTTGGCATAGGGTTTATCTCATTCTCACCGTATATGAAGTAGCAACTATTCATTGTCTGTGCTGTAGTTGTAAATATCTCTCAGTCGCTTGAGGGCATGATCAAAAAAACTTTGGTCTGGTTGCTCTATGGATGGCTCTACCTTGTCTATCGAAACATCTTTGAAGTGACGGTTGTAGGATTCAATATCTCCAAACTCACCCTCCTTGCCTATATACTCACCGAGATTGGCCACTGTGGAAACCGGGACCTGACCGTGCTTTATCATGAGTGCAATTAAACAGGCATCGCCTTCAGGACCGGATTTAAACCCAAAACCGTTTGAGTTGAGCCAGTCTTTGATCTTGTCATAACAATCCGGCTGCTTGTATGTGTGGAATATCTCAGCAGCTTTCATTAACTCATCTTTCCATACATCCCACTTGTTGCGGCACAACCCAATGCAAACAAGATGCCCACAAGTGGTTAAGTTGTTGTAAAATTTCGAGTGATCCTCTCCCTTTCTTCCGCTGTAACACATCACGAGCCCGTATCTGTCATCATCTACAGACATCTCTAGCATCTTGTTGATCGTTCTCCAGTATGCGAAAGTAGGCACAAAATCATCAGGTAGACATATCACCGCATCATAATCCAGCACATCAAAAAGCTTCGCCTTTATAGAAATACTGGACACAGACGGGCCAGCATTGGATGCACCCCAGTGTATCGTGGCTCCCGGGACCTCCTGCTTAATAACCTTAAAGCACTCCATATTCAGGCAGGCAGATTTCTTATCAATCAACCCATCTTTCGACTTAATTGGACTATCAAGAAACACGTGAACATCCCAGCCCTGATCGCACAAAGCAACTGCTTGAAGTGACTTCCTGAGGTAGCTAGGCCTGTTGTATGCTTGAACGGTAATGGCAGTTTTCATTTAACTTTCTTCAGCTTCTCAATCATTTCGTGTGAGTGTCAACCAACAACATTATATTTCTGAGTGGGTCAAAAAAAAGGCGTCTGAACCACGGAAATGATCCAGACGCACTCAGCGAGTCAGAGACTCAAAGTCGATTTAGAAGCCCGACTTGTTATGGGAGAAAGCTGAGACAGTCACGTTCCTCTTGTCAAGTTTTTTTAGTCACACCCCTCGGACACTTGAGGGTCCCGACTGAAATTTATTGTCCCGTAAGTAGTCGGATTAGAGGCTAATTCCTGATAACCTACACTGCTGCTTCTGCGGGTTGAGAAAAAAATACTTGTCAATGGTGGAAAGGTGTGCGAGCCTATTGACGTGCAACCCACAGAGATCATCAGAAAATACACAGGCGACCAGAGCATCAAGGAGCCGACAGCCACACGGCGCATGAGTCACTGGCTTCTGCGGGAGCTCAGTGGGGCCAGTTTTGCCGTAGTGGCTCTGAATGGCTGCAACGAGGAGACCAGCAGGGCAGACTGGTTCTTTGTGGAGAGCCTGCGGGAGGAGTCGTTCTACCGATGGGCCCTACACCTGCGCGAATACGTTTCTGGCGTTCGCGCTGATGCGCCTGAAATCGTCACTCAGATCCCAGATCGCACACTTCCTCCGTATTGGCCAGACATGGTCACAGAGTGGCTGCCCGATACGGACCACAAGTGGCGGGCTCAGTATGGCTGGGTCACGAACATGGAATGGTGTCTCAGGGAGTCCGAGCGGGCACAAGCTAAAGCAGCAAAGGCATTCGGGCACGTCTGCGTTCTGCGCGGCGGAATACAGGATCTCAAATACGGTCACATATACGTCTTATGAGCAAAATCAACAGTAAGCAGAAAGGTGCTCGAGGTGAGCGGGCGTGGGTGTCAATCCTGAAGTACTTCGGGTTCGATGCTCGCCGAACAGGGTTCCACCAGTCGCAGCAGAACCACGATAGCCCGGATGTCTCCTGTAAAGATCTGCCTGTCCATTGGGAAGTTAAAAACACAGAGAAGGCATTAATTAGAGACTGGATCGCACAGGCAGAAGGTGATGCTCGAGACACAGAGATACCTGTGGTGGTCTGGAAGAAGAACCACGGGAAGTGGATCGCTATCTTGCAGGCTGAGGACCTGCTTAGAATTTTCCAGTGCGCTGACATAAAAGCACTGGAGGAATGGATACAAATAAATAACCAAAGGAAACAAAATGAAGATACAAATGGAGAAGAGTAAAGATCGAGTAATGCTACCCGAAGGAAGCCACGTGGCTGTTCTTGTCGGGCTAGTAGACTTGGGGACTCAAGAGACATTCTACGGACCTAAAAAGCAAATTGGTTTTCTGTTCGAGTTCCCGAACAAGAAACACACATTCAGGGAAGAGGATGGCCCCGTGTCGCTGTCTAGAAGTGTCATAGTGACCTCATCATTGAACCAAAAGTCTACCTTGTGCAAGTACGTGGTAGCGATTAAAGGGAAGCAGTTGGCTAAGTCTGAAATGGAAAGCGGCATCGATTTATCCGAGCTGCTGGGCAAGGCAACACTGGCGACCATTGTCCACCGCCCGGGTAAAGATGAGCAGGTTTACGACAACATCACTGGGCTTTCGATAATGCCAGAGGGCCTGCCGTGTGGTGAGGTCACGAGCGATCCGTTCGTTTTTGAGATTTCTGCCCAACTCAAAAACTGGGACAAAGTTCCCGAGTGGATGCAGAAGAAGATCGCTGAGTCACCCGAATATAAAAGTGCGAAAGGAAACGGTCATGTTGTTGAGGACACCGAAGATGCTCCGTTCTAATTTTAAGAGCGGGGTCTACAACGACCTAGCTGAGTCAGTCTACCGGGCTGACTCAGCCCTTTCCACCAGCGACCTTAAACTGATCGATAACCCGAATGAGTTTCACGGGAAAATCACAGGTCAGGCTCCGAGGGTGGACAGCACGGCAATGGCTTTTGGCCGCCTTTGTCATAGTTATATTCTGGAGCGCGATAAATTCGATGCACTGCACAGCATATGTCCACCAGACAAGCAGGACAAACGTCTTAAAGCCAATAAGGAGTGGTGGAAGGAGCAGGAAGCTTCCGGTAAGCTGATCATTAAAAAAGATGACTTCGACAGGGCTATGGCGATCTCTGACAGATTCTACAGTCTGCCCATTGTTCGAGACATCAAGTTTTTCAACTCTGAGGTGAGCGTGTTCGCGCAAAAGTTTCATGGAAGCGTGGATGCTAAGTGCCGAATTGACATGCTCTCAGACGCCACTGTGATCGACCTGAAGACCACGAGAAAAGGTGGCGCGAAACCTCTCGAGTTCAAACGAACTGCCCGAAATTTGAAATACGCTTGGCAGGAGGTCAACTATCGCAACATTGCAGCGAAGGCTGGGCTCAAAATCGACAAATGGTACTGGGCCGTGGTCGAGACAGAGTGGCCATACAATAGCTGTATTGTTGAGTTCACAGATAATGACCGTCAGGTGGCTCAGGAGCAGCTTGACGAGGCCTACAGCACACTGGAGAGCTGTATGAGGCTCTCTGTGTGGCCCGATTATACGCCGCACGAGCCACTGGTCTTGAACGTGTATGATCGGCTGTGAAATACCTGCGCAGAGACCACTGGAACAAGCTCCCTGAGGTTATACAGCAGGCCTGCGACAGGTTTGAGGCCAAATCCTTCTACTATCCATCAGAAGGAGAGGTCATTGACCCAGAATTAGTGCACCTCCCTGCGAGCACTTATAGCTATGAAACTGATTCATACTTAAAGTATTGCAGGGAGGCTTTATTGTCTAAGAAGCTGGACAGGGGATTAGCGATGTCTCTAGTTCAGGGATTGAGGTCATGCGGCCCGGAAGGACGGGAGCTGGCCGAACAGATCAAACAAACCGTATTGAGAAAATGAAACGTCCATTCATACCCGAGGACCTGTTTAAACAGGGATTATCACCAATAGAATTCACAGTCTACTGCTACATCTCAATGAGAGACGGAGGCAGCGGATGCTGGGAGTCAGTGTCTAAATTAGCGACAAACATAGGTGTCCATCGAGCCACAGCATACAGGGCATTGACCTGCCTGATCGACTCTGGCTGGATACGTAAAGAGGGCAGGAAACTGTTCCTCACTGAACAAGGACAGACTATGACTAGATCAAGCGTTAACGATAAAGTAAGTGTCGCAGAAATCGACAATTCCACAGAAAAAAACCCCGACAGCACACAGCAAAATATGGTTAGTCCTGTCGATTTATGCGACAAGTTGTCGTTTTCTGCGACAAAAGTGTCGCACAGTGCGACTATAACTAATGAAGAACTAAAGAAAGTAACTACTACTACTGATATTGATCCTGAGATGGAGAACAGGATCAGGGTCTCAAAGAACTACGCAGGTCTCACCGCAGGTTTCCTTATTGGTCAGGCTTTGAGAGGAGGCAGCTATGGGAATGAGTGACTGGAAGATTCCCCACAGCTCCGCTGACGAGGACGCTGTTCTCGGCGCTGCTCTTGAGGGAGGTTTTGACAGGGCCGTGGATCTCGGTGTCACTGCGGATCATTTCCACGGCATACACCACAGGAAGCTGTGGGAGGCTGCTTGTGATCTCTCTGAGCATTCCATTGAGGTGAACTACATCAGCGTCCGGGATAAGGTCAAATCTGCCTCGCTGCTGGTCAACAAACTGTGCTCTGAGGGTTACTCTCCGAGCATGTTGTCCTACCACTACCCTCGACTCGAGGAGACCAGACTTACGAGGAACGTATTCCAGAGGTATTGGAACGCACTTGAAAACTTCTCAGAAGACCTGCCAGCGAAGGAGCTCATGCAGAATCTCGAGAACGACTTCTATGAGGTGACAAAGGCCAGCTCTGGGATGACTGATCAGCGAGAAGGCTGGCTAGGCTTCATAGATGGCCTTCAGGCTGCGTTTCCTAACGGTCTGCCTAACACAGGCTGCAAAACAGGGATACCCCCCTTAGACGCGATCCTGAGAGGATTTAAGCCGGGTTCTATGAATACAATCGCAGCAAGACCGGGCTGTGGTAAGTCGGCATTCGCTGTCCAGCTCATGCTCGAGGCTGCCTCACGTGGGGAACACGTTGTCTACTTCACCTTCGAGATGCCGTTCGATCAGATCGGGGCTCGGCTTCTCAGCAACTACACTCGCGAGGACATTGGATGGTATAAGGAGTCCGGTAGAGGTGATGTCAACAAGATCGTCGCAGGAGCAGGATACTGTGCCAAACTTCCTGTCACCATTGAAGACAACGTGCAGATTAACGCCAACAGAATCAGATCAATGGCCCGCAGGATGGCTCGAGAGAAGAACGTCAAGCTGTTCATCGTCGATTATCTGCAGATCGTTCCCCCTTCCTATCGAAATCAGAATAAAGTTGTCGAAATAAGCGACATCTCAAGAACAATGAAGATGGCCGCTATGGAGACAGGTGTTCCCTTCATAACCCTTTCCCAGATGAACAGAGCCATAGACCTCTCTGAACGGGCTCCTGCTTTGTCAGACCTGAGGGAGTCTGGGGCAATCGAACAGGACTCCGATACCGTCAGCTTCCTGCACCAGCCAGATAAGGCCAACGACAGCCGGGTAGATTTCATCGTCCGAAAGAATCGCCACGGCAAGACCGGAAAAATAGAGTTGGAGTGGACTAAATGGTGCGGTAGGTTTGAGCCCATCGACAAATCAGCCGAAACAGACGTTGCTCCATCCCTATGACACACACCATCATTGGCTTATCAGGCAAGAAACGCAGTGGAAAGTCCACCGCTGCAGACATCATACTGGACCTCATGCAGGGAGACTCGGTCAGGATCTCCCTAGCCACACCTATCAAGATCGATATACAGGGACTCATGGGTTTGCCAATCGACGACAAAAACAAGGAGATCATCAGGCCAGTCCTTCAGACCTATGGTGAGGCAATGAAGCAGTTATTCGGCAGTGACTACTGGGTCAAGCGAGCAGACCACACGTGGCGACAATACTCCCCATTCGCCACTGTCATGGTGTGCGATGATGTCAGGTTCCCACTGGAGGCCGAGTGGATTCGCTCCCTTGGTGGTATCGTAGTCAAAATCAATCGCCCGGGGTTCGATGACTCCTCCGACCACCACGTGTCTGAAACAGCAATCGACAGCATCAAACCAGACTACATCATCGACAACGACTCTACCCAACAACAACTCAAAACCAACATCGTCAATATGCTGAAATATGCGACAAACCTACGAGTCACAGGCTGACAGGGACCGAGAGACACTCGTCAAAATGAGGATCGAGGAGATCACAGGAGCAGCCCTAATCAAGCTGCCTCCACGTGACTCATTCGACTACGCAGTCACCAAACAGGGGCTGATCACAGGCCTCGTTGAGATCAAGTGCAGGACCATCCCGTCAACACTTCACGAAACCTACCTCATAGACGTTCACAAGCTCCGGAACGCCGCCTCATACGCTGCCATACACCCAGACATAGACTGCAGGCTGTGGGTCCAGTGGACAGACGTTCTGGGATGCATAGACATGACCATACCCCACACAGAGTGGATGGTAGGTGGAAGATCTGACAGAGAAGATCCGCAAGACATCTCCATCTGCTCATACATACCAATCAAAGAATTTCAAATGTATTGACTTAGGGGCTGAAAATGTGTACACTCGGCTGGGAGGTTGGCAGAAGTGTACACACAGAAATTGATCCAACTTCACCTATTATGGGTGTTAAAACTAAATGGAATCCTGATCTGGAGGCTTCAGGAATCAAACGCTATACAGGTTCAGGTCTGAAGAAGACGGACCCTGAGCGGTATGACTCAGTTTTAAAGGCAGCCAAGAAGGGTTTCGGACCCGAAACCCTGACAGAAGTGTTCGGGATTAGCCCGCAATTGGCAGCAGAAATTGTTAAGCAGGCAGAGAGAGATCCCAAGGCACAAGAAGCTTTCCTAAGCGACCTTATAAAGACGAGGGATGCAGCATTAGAGAAGCTCTCGGCAGCAATAGAGTCAGGAGAGCTGAAGCCCGATAAGTTGCCCGTGACAGTAGGAATCTTGATCGACAAAGTTGAGACAATGATGGGGAAACCTAGTACAACTATTAGACACGAGACGATCAATCTATCGGATTCAGCGTTAAGAGAACTGATTGCAAGCTGCAAGCCAGCGAAAGTTGTTGATGCTGAGGTGATAGAGGAGAAAAGTTAGGCAAGCCTATCTCTGAACATAATAAATATTGTGCGAAGAAAACAGCCAAACAGGGGGGGAGGGGGTCAGGATTTTCGAATAATCAGCGATTCCGTTGCG